CTCACAGTCCTGCTGCCTGAAACATCTCCCTGTATGCCTTCTTCCTCTCCCTACCCTTCACGATTCCGGCCACCTGTTCCTTCACCAATTCATTCATGCTGGTGTCCTCATGAGCAGCGATCAGCTTCAACTTCTTCCCATCCGTCCAATCCACCCGAATCAGGAGGGTGTGAAATTCTTTATCCACTTGGCATCCTTGCTATATCGCATCGTGAGCACCAGAAGAACGAGTAGGTCCCGTCATCTTTCAGTACTATGTACAGAAACGGAGCGCCGCAGCTACAGGTATCACCTAGTCCACTTTCTCGACTCTGACGCTGCCTCACTTCCGATATCATGATAGCATCCTATACATAGATGAGCTTATGGCAAGTACAGTGTGACACAGATGGCTACTGAACTGTCCCTTGTTGCGATAGACGAACCTGAGGTTTGGGATCGTCAATTCGGTGAATCGTCTGACGCTTTTGCCAAATTCTGTATCTACAAGAATCTTGGCCCTCGCCGTACCCAAGCAACTGTCGCTCGCTCCCTAAACCTCCACCCCAACAGTCTTTCTGCCCTCTCAATCCAATATGACTGGAAACAACGGGCTCAGGACTGGGATTTCTACATTGACAAGATTCGGCAGGCCGAAATTGCCGAAAGACAGTCTCGATTGGCCATGGAACAGTTCAATCTTGCCTCCAACGCTCTAAAAGCGGCCAATGCGCCGGTAATGGCCCTTTTGGACCGAATGGAGGACGATCCTGAAGCCGTAATGGCCGAATTTGGCGCTAAGGACCTCATCCAGTTAATGAAATTGTCTCAGGACTCGATCCGGCTCATGCCCAACCTCTTAGCCGCCCAACGCATCGCTCTGGGTCAACCAACCGAGATCACCGAACGTACCGAAACCCTCAACGTCAATTACAACGATTCCAAGCGGATAGGAGAAGTGCTAGATGTCCTCAACGAAGCTGGTGTCCTCGATGCCTTCATCGGCAAGGGAAGCTCTGGGGAAGTCATTGACGCCGAGAGTGTCGAAGTGGACGATGCTCGACCCGATGGAGAATCCGAAGCAGACAGCATTTCTTCTAGTACCGAATAAGGAGGTTCTTTATGGCGGAGCAGCAGGTGGTGGCAAGAGTTGGGGCCTTCTTGGGGCAGCTTCTCAATACCTCGATGTCCCCGGATACTCAGCTCTCATTCTCCGACAAACGTATAAGGACCTTGCCCTCCCCGACGCTCTCATGGATGTGTCTCACCAGTGGTGGGGAAACACTGCTGCCAAGTACAACTCCAAGATCTACACCTGGCGATTCCCAACAGGAATACCAGGACACGACGCCACCCTCACCTTTGGCTACCTAGAGACTGAGAACCACAAGTATCAGTATCAGGGCGCAGCCTTTCACTTTGTCGGCTTCGATGAACTGACCCAATTTGAAACCGAGTCCCGATATCTATATCTGTTCTCTCGTGTGCGTCGGCCCAAAGATGAGCACATCGCTGCTTCGGCTGTTCCGCTCCGTGTCCGTTCCACTACCAACCCTGGTGGCATAGGTCACACCTGGGTCAAGGAACGCTTCGTTACCAATCCTGCACCTGGCCGCTTGTTCATACCAGCCACTTTGGATGACAACCCTTTTCTTGACCAAGAGAGCTACGAAGACTCCCTCTCCTATCTTGATAACATTACTCGTGACCAGCTCCGTCACGGTGACTGGGAAGTCGATCCTCGTGGTGGCATGTTCAAGCGAGACTGGTTCAACATTATCGATTCCCACCCTTCCGATCTCGGCTATACCGTCCGCTACTGGGATCTGGCCGCCTCTACTGAACAAGAGTTCCATGATCCCGATTGGACTGTCGGAACCAAGATGTCACTCACCTCAGAAGGCAAATACGTCATTTGGGACTTAAAACGCTTCCGTGCCTCCGCTAAAGACACTGAAGACAACATCGCTCAAGTTGCTGCCGAAGATGGCCATCATGTCGAGATTTTCATGCTCCAAGACCCTGGCCAAGCCGGAAAGTCCCAAATCGACCATTATCGGCGTAACGTCCTTCCCGGTTGGACATTCCGTGCCGATAAGGAGTTTCGCACCACCAAAAAGGAGATTCGGGCCAAACCCTTCTCAGCAGCCGCCGAAGACGGCCATATCTCCCTAGTTCTCGGTGATTGGATCTCATCCTGGCTTGACGAACACATCATTTTCAACGATGGCCGACACGACGATCAGGTGGACTCGGCGGTCGGTGCTTTCCAGATGATTACCAAGATGCAGCGGAAAACGACTGGAGCGCATCAGGTTGGCCAGAAGTACCGCCGATGAATCGTCCTACACTCACTTGCAAGTTCAAAGGTCATCTTTGGCGCATTACCGGCGAAACTCCCAACCCAAACACCACCACCGGCACTTATTGGGTCCATAATGTCTGTTTCCGTTGTGGACGATCCCGCAAGGAACAACGCCACGCTGTAGCCTTCATGCCAAGGAGCGACTAATTGGTCATTGAATTCAAGCCGCTGAACGAGGAAGCCCCGCTACGTCTAGACGACGACACCCTTCAGCAGATCATTCGCAAAGACGCTGGTGCTCTTACCAACCGCCTAGACGATCTCAATCAGTTTCGTGATTACTACGAAGGCGACCAGGAACTCAACTTCTCCACTGAAGAATTCATTGACACTTTTGGCCTCCAGTTCGCCGACCTTCGTTCCAACTGGATGACCGTCGTTATCGAGGCTATGGAAGAACGGCTCGATGTCCAACGTATCCGTATGCGTAGCGATGATGGCACTGTTGAAGAAGACCTCTCTGACGACATTTGGCGTGTCCTCTTAGAGAACGAAATGGAACAACTCCAGAACGACACCTACAACGGCTCCTTGGTCGAAGGCCGTTCCTATGTTCTTGTCTGGCCCAACGATATCGATCCCGAGCTTCCCCGTGTCGATTACCAACGAGCTCAGAACATGATCGTCACCTATCACCCTGAAGACATCAAAGTGATTGACCGTGCCGTTAAACGCTGGATCACTCCCGATGGTGGTCAGCGTCTCACCATCTACACCCGTGACTTCCTCTACAAATACAAGTTGGACCCTGCCGGTGATGTGGACCCAGAGGACATCATTCCTCGTGACACCGGCTGGCAGCAATTAGATATTGCCGATTCTGGTGATCCCACCTGGCCTCTGGTCAACCCTTTCGGTGAAGTCCCAATAGTCGAGTTTTGGAACCGTTCTCACCGTTCCGAATTACGTGACCTGATGCCACTCCAGGACGCTCTCAACAAAACCATGCGGGACATGTTGATCGCCAACGAGTACCAGGCCCAGAATATCATCTATATCGTCACATCCAACGAGGAACCTGACGGCGGTTGGAAAGCTTCACCTGGCACCGTCTGGCACATCCAGCCCGAAGTGGACTTTGAAGGCAACGCTATGCCGGTCGATGTCGGCACCATCGAGGCCTCCAACCCTGACAACTTCATCGCCACCTTAGAAACCTTCCTCCAACACATAGCCGCCATATCTCGTACCCCGGCCCACTACTTCTACCTCAGTTCCAAACAGGGTGGTCGTGGTGATGCCCCTTCCGGTGAGGCTCTCCGTGTCGCCGAAACTGGTCTACTCAAAAAGGTTCAAAAGACTCAAGAACTCTGGGGCTTGCGTTGGATGCGGGTAGCTCGTCTTATCACCATGGCTCTTGGCAACTTTGATCCTGAAGTTCCTCTAACCGGCGATACCGTCTGGACTCATCCAATGGCCCACTTCCAGTCCATCCTTTTGGAAGAAGGCCGTCAGATGATTTCCGATCTTGGCCTGCCCCCATCCTTGGCCTGGAGACATATCGGTCTCTCTGAGGAAGAAATAGAGGAGGCTGAAGCGGAAGGGTTTGACCGGAACCGTGATGAGGAAAAGGACGATCCTGGTCCCGATGCTGATATCACGGAGCCGACACCTATCGCATAAAGGTGCTGGTGAATGGTCACAATACCCTGGTGATCCCATTTCTTACACGGGGCCTGTACCAGCAGTTGCGGGGCCAGGAGTTGCACCTGAAGGGACACGGATTATGAGTCCGTGCGGGTTCTCAACCACCCCGCTACCTATCACGATAGCAGGATAGTTGTCTCAGGTCCTTGCCACATTCTTCCAATATGCTCTACGCTGTTCCTGTGAAGCGAACTGATGTTCTACCTGCACCCCAAGCATGGGGGGTTCCTATGTGCCGAAACTGGGCCGGTTGCCGAGTACCTGTCAAGGAGATGACAGAATGATCCGCAAGTTGTTCTTCCTTTGGGGAGCGACCGAAGACGAAGGTGATGAAGGCGCTGGGGAAGCCGGTAACGGCGAAACCACCGAACCCACTACACCTTCGACCCGTGAATTGACTGACGAGGAAATGTCGAAGATGACGGCTCAGGCCGCTGACAAGGCATCACGGAAGACCAGACGGGACATTGCTTCCGATATGGGATTCGACTCGATGAAGGACCTGCAAGAGTTTGTGGGTTCCAAAAAGGAGGCCGATGACGCTGCTCTTGATGAGCAGTCGAAGGCCCTCCAAGATGCTGAGAGAACCAAAAAGGAATACGAAGCGCAACTGTCTGATCTGTCAGGCCAGCGCCTCGCTCTCCAAATCTCTCAAGCAGTCATAACAGCGGGAGTTGCCGACCAAGCGAAAGCAAGGCGGGTCGCTGCCCTAGTCCGTGATGACCTGGACTCTGAATCCATTGAGGATGAGGAAGTCTGGGAAGCATCAATCACCGAAGCTCTCCGCTCGGTTCAAGACGACATGCCCGAACTCTTTATCAAGGCCGGTGTCGGCTCTGGTGATGGAGGTGCACATGGGGATGCCGTCAAGCCGGAGGACGAGGAAGCAGCACGAGACAAGGCAATAAGAGATGAGTTTGAAGCAAAAGGACTCATCTATCACCCAATTGAATAGGAAACAATATGGCTCGATTTGATAAAATCGACGTTCGTTTCCGAGGTGTAGTTTCAGTCAATATCACTGGCGTCTTTGGTGCCACTGTTCCTGATCTGGTCATGGTTGACCTTGATGCATCAGGAGAACTGGTGATTTCACCAGCCAGCACAGCCAAAGGTGTTATTTGGACTCCCGAAGGGAAGTCTGATCCTAGTGTGGCTAATTACAACGTGGCCCTTGCAGGTTCCGTCATGACCGTCATGGTCTATGGCGAAATCGTTGGCCCTATCGCTTCTCCAACCTTGACGGCTGGCGAGACGATCTGGTCAGGTGCAATCGGTGACGTTGTGGACTCAGTACCGGCTAACCCAGCGCAGATCGTGGGCTTCATGATGGCTTCTAGTACGGGCGATCCCCGTCTGGTAATCGCATGTGCCCAGATTGGAGATATCGTATGAGTCTCCTTCACAAGATCTTTCCGTTGTGGGGAGCTACTGCTGCACCTGAGGGTTTTCATGCACGTTCTGATGTTGGTGAGCGTTCCACAGTTGATGGAACTCCACTCCTAACTCTGTGGAACGACTTTACGGCCCGTCTCTCTGTCTTCAATGCGATGCATTCCGCTGTGGAAGCTCGTTTGTCGGCACCAACACTTCTCACCACTGAGCGTGTCGCTGTAATGCGACGGGCCCAGATGGAGGAAGCGTCAGAGTTCGGTCAGCCCAAGCTGATTCGTACTGAGCGACTTGCCCGTGCATTCCCTCTGGTCCACTGGGACCTCGGATTTGGTTTCACCCAAGAGTTCTTGGATGACGCCACCACACAAGAAATTTCCAACATTTCGGTCCTCGCCCAAGAAGCGTGGGGTCGTCGGCGTCGGCAGACGATGTACGAGGCTTTGTTCCTCCGTGCAAACTTCACTGACAAAGACGGTCTAGCTGTGTTGAAACTCCACAACAACGACGGGGAAGTCCCGCCCGAGTATGAGTCTTTCACACATACCGGAACTCACGATCACTATCTGTTCAGCGCAGGAGTCGCCATCGTCACCGCAGACGTTGCCACCATGGAACTGGAGTTACTCCACCATGGTTACGGCGATGATCTGCCTGGTGGTGCCGGTGGGAACCTATGGCTTCACGCACCCCGTGCCGCCATGGCAACCATTCGTGGGTTTGCTGACTTCATCCCGGCCCAATCGGCCTCTGTGGGTGTTGAACTGGCAAACTCTGGCGTCATCGTTGGCGGTGTAGGTGCATCAGGTCCAGGCGTGCAGGGATTCGTAGGCCGTTTCACGGTCATCGAAGACCTCACCATTCCTGACGGCTACCTGCTCGGCTATGCAACAGGTGGTGCATTCTCGCCAGGAAACCCAGTTCGTATGCGTTCGCATTTCAATGCTTCCGCTCGTGGACTGCGGCTCAATCCTGGCCGTAACGACTACCCCCTCATAGACTTGTTCTATGACGGATATGTAGGAGCCGGTGTAGCTAACCG